AGAGAATATTGAAACTGCTGCGGCAGGATTATCTTTTATCAACGATCTGCGGCCAGTTACTTATAATTTCAGGAAGGCCAAGGATGTACCATCGGATTTTCCATTTTATGAAGAAGGGTCTGATGAACCGTGTCGTGGACATGATTATGGGACAGTTAATCACGGGTTTGTAGCTCAGGAAGTTAAAGCAGTGATTGATAATCACCCGGAAATAAAAGCAGGTTTTGAGATGTGGGTTGATGACGGTGGAGTGCAAAATATCGGAGATGGGGCTTTAGTTCCGATGTTAGTTAATGCAGTTCAGGAACTTTCAGCAAAGGTTGAGGAACTGGAAAATAAATCACATAAGAAGTGTGATAGTTAGAGGAGACCCTTATGGCGGTAACAAAGACGTTAAAAGCTATCCCTTACAGCAAGAGCAGTAAGGTTCAGAAATGGGATGTATCTGCGACTTACGAGAACGACAGTGAAGGCGATGCGACGTATTACACTTCGACGTTTTCGACAAGTGTAGAAGCGACAGATTCTGACGGTACGGTGAACTTTGCCAAGAAAGCGAAAGGCTCATGGACCAAGAGCGAGATTGAGGCTTTGATGCCAATCGCGCATTGGGATACGGTGTTTGCCAGTCAGGTGGATTCGGTGATTACCAGTCCTGTGGTTCCCCCGACCGCTGATGAGAGCTTTTCGATCCCGTCGTGATGGAGCAGGAATACGAATTACACACGCTGCCATCCGTCTTTCTGTTAGAGGCATGGATGCCAGACGGCATGGTCACGGGACTCAATGCTTACTTGGATGAGTTGATGGAGAAGCAGGATCGAATTTCTCACGCCGGTACGCTGGTGGGGCAGATTGGTCACGGGCAGCAACTGACGATGGATCATACCGACGAGCGGCTGGCTGAATATTGCCAGATGGCGGCTATTTTGGCTATAGATTATCTGAAGCACTTCAACAACATCACAGGCAATCAAGCGACCAGTGATCGTCAAATAGATATTGATGAGTTGTGGTCAGTGCATAGTTACGAACGTGACTACAACCCGATCCATGATCATGGCACCAAGACAATTACAGGCATTTCTACGACTTCATGGACCAAGGTGCCGCAGCAGATACTGGATCAGCCGACAGCCGGAAGCCCGGAGTATTCGCTGTATAACTCCAGCGGAAATGCCGATGGATGTCTGGCGTTTAATTACGGGATCAATTCCGTGATTGATGTGGAGCGGTTACGGCCTCCTCAGTCGTTTGTGATCAAGCCTGAAGTGGGTAAGTTCTTGATGTTTCCAAGCTGGTTGCAGCACATGGTCTATCCGTTTGAAGGCGATGGTGAGCGCCGCACGGTGGCGGCCAATCTGAATGTTTGGAATGTTGAAGAAAGCGACAAGAAAACTGTTAACTAAGAGGTGAGCGATGTTTGATTTAATCATTACGTTGGTATCGGTTGTGACAGGGATTGTGTGTTGTGCCAGCTTTATTGCGGCTGTGACGCCAACGCCTAAAGATGACGTGTGGATTGGCAAATTGTATAAGCTGATCGATGTTTTAGCCCTGAATATTGGGAAGGCAAAAGAAAAGAGCGGTTAGACAATGGGATTCAAATTGTCCATTGCGTTAGGAATTGCTTTAGTCATGTTGTCGGGAGCTTTTAAGCTCTACTACGACAAGTCAGAAGCCGAGAAGATGGCGATGGCAACGCAGTTGCAAACAGCAATGGATAATCAGTTACGTCTTGAAAACGCGGTTCAAACCCAGAACGAGCAGATCGAAAAAGCGGTTGAAAACAAGAAGACATCAGATGCTCGTATTGAATTATTGACGATGGCTAACAACCAGGCAACCGAGAAGATCGATGAATTACGCGAGAAATTTGCTCGTCACGATCTCAATATGCTGTCTTTGCGTAAGCCGGGATTGATAGAGAAAGTTGTCAATCGTGGTACGGCAGCCGTTTTCAAGGAACTTGAAGATTTAACGAACCCGAGTCAGTTTGATGCAGAAACGGAAGGTTAAACATGAAAGTCTTGGCTTTGGTTCTGCTGGTCATTTGCAGCGGTTGTACCACGGCATTTCGTCCGCCGGAGGTGCGGCCCGTGGAGGTGGTGACCATCGAGAAACCGGCTCCGCTGTATCACCCGCCATTGCCGCCCAGAATCAAGAGTATGCCGGTGGAATGGAAGATTTTGACGCCAGACACGATGGAAGAGTATTTGAACGACCTGAAGGCTGGCGAAGCTCCGGTGAATGCTTGGTATTCGCTAACCACCAAAGGTTACGAAAACATCAGCAACAACATGGCACAGATTCATCGATATATAAAACAAGTGTTATCGATAGTTGAATATTACCGGGATGTTGATGAAGAGCGGCAAAAAGAGGAATGAGCAGGTTAACGGAAATGTTGCGTCGGCATGAAGGTGTGGAAAGCCATGCCTATTTGTGCAGTCAGAACTTCACGACCATCGGTGTGGGAAGGAATATCGATGCCGGTGATAACGGTGGTGCAAGAGGATTAGGGCTTTCGGATGACGAGGTTGACTATCTTTTACAGAACGACATTGATCGTGTGATAGAGGAATTGGACGGTGAATACCCGTGGTTTGCGGGTCTGAATCAAGCACGTTCCGATGCGATGATAGACATCAGTTTTAACTTAGGTCAGACGAGATTGAGAGGTTTCAGGAAGGCATTGGAAGCAATGGAATCTGGCGATTGGGAAGAGGCGGGTAAACAATTTTTGGACAGCCGGTGGGCCGATCAGGTCGGCAACAGGGCCACGGAATTAACAGAGATTATTCGCACGGGTGAATATCGGGATTAGCTTTTTTTAGAGGAGACAGACATGGGTATGGGGCGTACAAATCAAAGGTTTCAGCAAGGTGGTCCTGTAACAGCGCCTCGTTGGTCACCTGCACAGGCAGCGGCTTGGCGTGGACGGCAAGCGGCACCACCTCCTGATATCAGTCTTCCCAGATGGGGAGCCCCACAAACTGGAATGCCTGGAGCCCCAGGAGCGATAGGACCTGCAGGACCAGGAGCGATAGGAGCGATAGGACCTGCAGGACCTGACATTAGCCTTCCCAGATGGGGAGCACCACAACCACCTTCTGTAGGCATACCACCTATGGGACCGCCAGCCAAACCTTGGCAACCACCGGCAGGAGGAATGCCGCCTGTAGGCATACCGCCTATGGGGCCACCACGGCGACCTTGGCAACCACCGGCAGGAGGAGTGCAACCATTACCAGGATTGCAACCTATATACGGCTCACCGCCACCTGACATTAGTCTTCCTAGATGGGGAGCACCTCAACCACCGGCAGGAAGATTGCCACCTTTGGACCCATACGATCCGGGACGAGGAATTCCAAATCCTCCAGTACCATCCCCTTCACCGTGGGCTGGACGTGTTTCGGGGCTTGAAAGACCTGGGGCTACGCGGGATTGGCGCAATCAGCAATGGACGATGGGCGGAGCAGGGCCAAATCAATGGACAGACAGATTGGGTCGTGGTTGGGGGCGTAACGATGGAGGACTCACTTCGCTTTACTGGCCCGGAGGGCGGGTGTACTAACGATGCCGTTGATTAAGATTCAATTTCGGCCTGGTGTCAACAAGGAAGGCACCGAATATTCAGCGGACGCTGGTTGGTTCGATTCCGATAAAATCCGCTTCAGGAAAGGCCGTCCTGAGAAAATAGGCGGCTGGGAGAAGTTTTCTTCCAGTGCTTTTCTGGGGGTCTGCCGGTCAATCCATGACTGGGCTGCGTTGGATTCTAATAAGTATTTGGGACTTGGTACACATTTGAAGTTGTATGCGGCGGAAGGCACGAGTTTCTATGATGTCACGCCGATTAGATCGACCACTTCTGCAGGGGATGTCACATTTGATGCCACCGATGGATCGTCAACCATCACTGCGACGGACGCAGGGCATGGGGCGGTGATTAACGATTTCGTGACATTTTCCGGTGCAGCGACTCTGGGCGGCTTGATTACGGCTACGGTACTGAATCAGGAATACCAGATTGTCACGGTTGCAAGTACCAGCACCTATACTTTTGCAGCTAAAGACACCTCCGGCGATGAGGTTACTGCAAATTCCAGTGATTCGGGGAATGGCGGGTCGTCTGTCGTTGGTGCATACCAGATCAACACAGGATTGAATACTTATGTGGATGGAACGGGGTGGGGTTCTAATGCGTGGAGTGCCGGGACATTTGGTAGTTCTAGTGCTGTTTCCAGTGGTAACCAGTTGCGTCTTTGGAATCAGGATAATTTTGGCGAAGACTTGATTGCGAATGTACGCGGTGGGGGTGTCTATTACTGGGATTCCAGTGCAGGCACTGGCGCAAGGGCTGTTGATATCAGCACCCTTGGAAGTGCTTCTGCTACGCCTACCGTGGCATTACAGATTATGGTGTCTGATACTGATCAGCACGTCGTTTGTTTTGGCGTTAACGCCATAGGCTCAAGCACGATTGATCCATTGCTGGTGCGCTGGTCCGATCAGGAATCAGCGGCAGACTGGACCCCAACAGCCATCAATTCTGCTGGGGGTGTGCGTATCAATCAAGGCTCGCAGATTATCGGTGCGTTGCAGACCCGACAGGAAATCCTTATCTGGACGGATACCAGCGTTCATTCCATGCGATTTATCGGGTCGCCATTTATTTTTCAATTTGCATTGTTAAGCCACAACATCTCGATGATTTCCCCTAATGCAGCAGCCAATGCTCGTGGGAGCGTGTATTTCATGGATCGGGGTGGGTTCTTTGTTTACAACGGTGCGGTTCAGCCGGTGCCTTGTTCGGTTAAAGACCATGTGTTCTCGAATATCAACCTGAGTCAGGCATACAAAGTACATGCCGCAACCAATGTGGATTTCTCTGAGGTCACTTGGTATTACCCCGTAGGCGATGATGACACCGATATCACCAATTATGTAACCTTTAACTATGCCGAGAACGTGTGGTCTGTGGGTACTCTGGTCAGAGGAACCTGGATTGAGGCCGGTACACGGGATTATCCGCTTGCTGCTTCAATCATCACCTCCGATGATAACAACTATCTTTACAGGCACGAGACCGGATATGACGATGACGGGTCTGCCATGACAGCGTATATCGAATCGGGAGATGTGGAACTGGGTGAAGGTGAGAGATTCATGTTCCTGAGTCGGATGATTCCTGATTTCAGATTCAGTGGTGATACGGACAGCGCGTCGATGGACATCACGATTAAAGGCAAGAAGTTTCCGTTGCAAAGCTCTTCAACGCTGGCAACGGCGACGGTGACCAGCAGCACCGAGCAGAATTTTTTACGCACCCGAGCCAGAGATTCGATATTCAGAGTAGAAAGCAGCGGTCTTGGTTACGGCTGGCGCTTGGGTGATTTCAGGTTTGATGTACGACAGGATGGAAGACGCTGATGGCATCACTTAGAACAAATCCTTTGCCGTCGTCCAGTGAGGAATATGACAGCGAGAATGAGCAGACAATGCGTAGAACCGTGGAGTTTGCATTGCAGAATATAGAGAACGATGTGTTGTTAGCCAAGACCCAAGGGGATAAGGATGGTTCCTTGGCGATGCGGCGATTTCAGTTCTTGTTAATGGGAGCCTCGTGAGTGATATTATCAAAGTATTGGGGCAGCTTGATTCGTCGGCAACGACGCAACAGACCCTGTATACGGTCCCTGATCTTACGCAGACCACGGTCAGTTCGTTCGTGGCTTGCAACAGGACCGGCAGTGCCATCACGTTCAGACTGCGTATCAACATTTCTGGTGCCGGTGATGATGATAAGCAGTTTTTATACTATGGGAAGTCAGTGGCTGCGAACGACACGTTCACGGCAGTTATTGGTATGTGTCTAGGCCAAGCGGATGTTGTTAAAACATACGCCAGTGCGACGAACATGAGCTTTACGTTATTTGGCGTTGAGACCAAGTAGGATTGATGATGAATAACCCAGCACCGTTACAGGGAGTGGCCGAGAATTTAGCCCAGTATGGGCGGTATGGAGATTCCGTACTGGTTCATATGAACCCGGCAGAGGTTCAGGGCATTGCGGCGTTATCTCCCAATGGGCAATTGCCTATCAATCCCGTAACCGGGCAACCGGAAGCGTTTGTGCAGTTTTTGCTTCCGCTGTTAGCCAGTTGGGGAGGTGGTGCGCTTGGGACTGCCGCTGGCATAGGAACGCTTGCCGGTAGTGCATTGGGTGGTGCTGCCTATACTTACGCTACGACCGGAGATCCTTACAGAGCGGCGTTAGGAGCGGCTATTGGTCTTGGCGTGGGGGGGGTAATGGGGGCAGGGCTAGAGGCAGAGGCTTTGAAAGCTGCGGAGGGGGCAGTTAAGACTGGAACTACCGCTGCAACTACCGACGCAATTACCGCCGACGCAATTACCGCTGCAACTACAGATGCAACTACAGGTACAGCTTTTGGTCCGCATATGCAGGTACCGGACGCTACTCCAGATCCATTTAGCCAGGCTTTAGCTGAAAGCGAGAGATACGCGAATCTTTCAAGTTTGCAGGGAGGGGCTGGTGCTGAAGCTGCACGTCCAACCGTTGGACAGGCACTTCAAGCTCCTTTCTCGAAAGCTGGGTTTGAACAACTTATGCAGCCTAGCACTATTATTCCTCTTTATGGAGGAATGGCAGGGCTTGAAGAAATAAGACAACAAGAATTGATGGAAGATTATGCCGGTCAGAGTAAAAGAAAGAAGAAGGAAGCATATGCCCGAGCTTTGAAAAACATGCAAGACATTTATAGAAACAGAAATCGCGGTGGGCCTGTGGTTAGAGGAGGAATGCGTGTTGCTCGTCAAGGCGGCATTGTTTCCGTAAATCCAGAGGATTATGCAAGAAGGCGTGAAAGTTTTTCTAAATTTATTAACCCACCTGTACGGATGGACGAAGGGATGCAAGTTCCTTCTGAGATATCAGGTGATTTTACAACAGGAATGTCGGGTACTTCTGCTAAATTGGGAGCACAAATTCAAGCAGGGTTGCTCCCGCCGACCAGAATAAGCCCGGAAGAACTGGCTGCAATTATAAGTCAACAAGGGCTTCCTGGGTTTGGCCCGGAAATCATGCACTTTCGTCATCCAACACAAGAGGAATTAGACCTTGCTGAAGAAACAAAAGAGCCGGAAGGAACATCTGCGATTGGATCTTCCTCGGTGCTGCCGGACTCGGTCGTACCCGGTATTTCAATAATCGATGACGATGACGATGACGCCCTCCAAAGCTGGATAGCAGCGGCTTCTCACCCGCTTGATCGGGCTGTGACAGGCGATGAGAAGAAAGGTCATATCATAAATCTTACAGGCAATAAAGGAGAAATAGTTGCTTGGACGTTGGGTGGCAGTGGTAAAAATCAAAGGACTGATAGATTTGGTCGTGTTTGGACGTATCAAATGGGTGGACGGATTCCTTTTCAGCCTGGAGGTCCGCGATTACCGCAAGAATTGACAAATGAAAACTTTCAACACGGAGGAATGATTTCTTTTTCTAATATGCCAATAGGGCCACCTGCTGATCCACAGGAACTTATTCTTGATCCGCTGAAGGTGACCGGCGAGGAATCTGTAGGAGATATACGAACCTTTGGCGATCAGACATGGACTCTTGGTGGTGGTGGTGATCAATGGACAGACAGGCTTGGCCGTGTTTGGGGGACTGGTGAAGTTTCGGAGGAAGATGATGCAATACCGTCTCCAGTGATTATTGGTGGCGAGATGCCGCCTCCGCCTGCGCCTCCAGTGCCTCCTAGTGGCGGGATGTCACGTCAGGAAAGGCTAAATAAAGAGTCTGAGCAGGCGCGAAAAGTTCGGCTCTACGGTGGTGTTCTAGAAGATATAGGGCAGTCTATTTGGGGGCCAGGTTTTGATATTCCTGGCATACCGTATGCTCAAAAAATCGGTATGGCTTTACCTCAAGTGGCAAGAGCAGCCGAAAAGCGCCGTCCATACTTTATGACTGGGATTTCTCACCTTCCGGGGTTTGGCGGTCTTCCTGGTTATTCCGATGAGCTTCAGGGTTATTCTGGTATGTCTGGTATTGGTCTCGGAGGATTTGAAGATTTCGTTAGACGGGCTGCCAGTAACATTTATGCAAATTTGCCGGAAGGCTATGAGATACCTTCGGAAATCTTGGAATATCATAAGCAATACGAGGGGGCACTCAATCCCGTAACCGGGCAGCCGTTGGGACTGCCGCCTCCCGTTGTGGAAGCGCAGGAAGGAGGAGAGGTGGCGTATCCACCAGGAATATTACCTCCTGACATCAGTCTCCCCGGATGGGTGGCACCGCAACCCCAATTGCAAGAACCACCTCTTGTAAGCATACCGCCTATGTTGCCACCAAAGACTGAGCCTCCTGTGAGCATACTGCCTATGCCTCAAGAAAAGGGTCCATCTGACATAATAGATCTTCCTGGTTGGATGGCACCGCAAGGACCATCAGATGTAAGCATACCGCCTATGGGTCCACCGCCTGTAGCTGGAGCGCCTTCATTTAAGGCACCTGATATTTCTGGTGTGTTTAGCAGTGACACTGGACGATACGGTGGAGAACCCGGACCAATTGGAGGGAGTGAAATACCCGGAGATATCCGAGTTTTTAATAATCGGGTATGGACGTTTGGTGACCCACGCGGCCAGCAATGGACTGATCAGTTTGGCGGGGTTTGGGGGACAGGAGCGGAAGAGTTTGACCCGGCTTCGTATGTAGGGCCGTCTTTTACGATGCCTGATTTACCGAGATCATGGTCAGGCGGGTATGGCGAGATACGTTATGAGCCGGGGCGGTTCGGTGGATACGGAGTGCCTTCGGATTTGTATGAGCCTGGTATATTTGGTGTCAACCCGCCAACTCCCAATCTTCCAGCACCTTCGCCTGAAGAAGAACCTATTGACGAACCCCCTATCACTGAGCCTCCTGTAGCTGATCCTGAATGGACGCAAGAGCAGATAGATGCTTGGCTAGATACTCTCACGCCTGATGAACGAATGGATTATTGGAGAGAGAATTCCACGCCCGTAGAATATGCAGCGTATTGGGAGAATGAATTACGCGCGCGGGGAGACATAATCGACTGGGAGGGACAGTCATACAGAGTCGCAGATGCTGATACTCCCGGTGCGGCGTTTTGGAATGGTCAATGGTGGGCACCTTATACATCTGGAATGGGGTTAGCAGGTCCAGAAGGAGCGATGGGCCCAGCAGGGACAATGGGTCCAGCAGGGACAATGGGTCCAGCGGGAGAGATGGGTCAAACAGGAGAGATGGGTCCAGCAGGAACTTCGATTGAAACCTGGACTGATCCTTATACGGGTGTTTCATGGATGCTGGGTGGAGAGACTGGTGGGGCTGGGACATGGGACAACCCAGAGACCGGCGAGACTTGGACACAGCTTTCAGGAACGCAAGGCGAGCAAGGGTTGCAGGGATTGCAAGGGTTGCAGGGAATACAAGGGATGATAGGGCCGGAAGGCGTTCCAATTGAAACCTGGACTGACCCGGATACGGGCATGGCATGGATGATGAGTGGAGTATCCGGTGATCCTAATACATGGGATGACCCTAATACTGGAGCGACTTGGACAAGGCTGACAGGAGCGGCTGGAGCTACAGGAGCTATAGGAGCTACAGGAGAGGCTGGAGCGCGAGGGTTAGCGGGATTACCCGGAGCTATTGGGGCTATGGGAGCCACAGGAGCCACAGGGGCTGCTGGAGAGGGATTTACGCCCGCACAGCAAGCGGCCTGGTTTGAAGAACAAGGATTGGTTTCAGGGACAGAACGCCCAGGTGCAGAACGAACTTATGGTGATACGACATGGACACTTTTCGGAGAAGGCTCACAAACATGGCGTGACAGATTAGGTCGTACCTGGACAAGTGGACGGCCTGCCGAGGCCGAACAGGAAGTTCCCAGATTTGATCCTGCAACTTATGATTGGAGTCAGGTATTTCAGCAATTTGATCCGTCAGCTTATGGAGGTTGGGAGGATATCC